AGTTGTAGAAGCTGTTGTCGACGATCTTCAGCCGGCGGATGTCCGCCGTGGCGTCCGTTCCGACGCGCACGAAGTTCTCGAACGGCGCCCACACCGTGTTGCCGGAGAGGGTCACGTCGTTGGTCTGCCATTCGTCGACGACGATGCCTGTCTTGATCGATGTCGTCGAGCTCGGCGCGGTCTGGTGGTTGGCTATGACGTTGTTTGTCACGCGCGCGCCCGTGAGGAATCCGACATCGATGCCGCCGATGTAGGCGGCTGCCGTGGCGCTGTCGTCGTTGAAGATGATGTTGGAGTCGATCTCCACGTCCTGGCTCATCCACGGGACGTTCGTGTCGCTGTAGGCCGCCGTGATGCCGCCCGAGCCAGCGCAGTTCTTGATCACGTTGTGGTGTACGCGAACGTGCTTGCAGAACTCTGTGTAGATACCGTTATCGGTGCAGGCATTGCAGTAGGTGCCGGCGACCTCCACGTCATCGAGGTAGGACAAGAACAGTCCAGAGTTGGCCGCTCCGCCTGGCGTGCCGAGCATTTGGCACTGCAGGATGCGTACCCTAGAGATGATCGCCTTCGTGCCGGAGTCACCCTTGACTCTGAGTTGCGTTTGACCTCCTGAGAACGTGATCCCCTGCACCACCACGTCAGCGACGTTCGTGCTTGGCGCGGTAGTGATCCAGACGCCGACCCCGGTGCCGGTGTAATTGAGCCTGGCGCCCCGGCCCGCCCAGTACAGATTGCCCGGCGTCTGGATCGTGAGTCCGGTGTGCTTGTACGTGCCGCTGCCGAAGTCCAACGGCTTGCCGCTTGCTAGCGCCGCAATCAGCGCCGTCGAGTCGTCGGCTATGCCGTCGCCCACGGCGCCGAAGTCGAGCACGCTCACCGTGTCGCGCAGCTTGGACTGCAGCGTGCGCTCGACGGCGCCGGCCGCGTTGAGGATGTGCCCGATCCGTGAGGACCCCGTCGACGCTGCCAGCAGCGCCGCCAGTTGCTCGGCGCTGCCCGGCGCGCCGCTCGCGCCCGACGCCAGTTCCTGCAGCGCGAGCCACAGGCCGTCGAGATCCCTGTTGAGGGTCTCGGCCAACAGGTCGCCGTTATCCTGGTAGTCGGTGGTTCGCTTCAGCTCGCTGGAGCGATAGCGCGTGATCACGGTGCCGTTGGCCGGCGGAGACAGGAACTCGACGCTACCGGCGTCCGTGCCCAGTCCGGTCAGCGTGTAGTGCACGCCGTAGGTGTAGACGGTGGTGATGCCCGACAGAACGCCCTGCACGACCAAGTCGGCGGCGGACAGAACGGTGAATGCATACGGGAACGAGGTGGTGACGCCGTTGGCGGTAGAGCTTGCAATCGGGGTTTCGGCATTGACGGACATGGGCGCCTCGCGCGTGAAGCGCGGGCCGCCGTCGTCAGCTCTCCAACTCGACTTCGTGCACGCCCGCTGATGGGCGCCAATCCTCCCGCCCCTTCGCGGGCGGTTTCCAGCCATCGGACTGCACCACCACCGCGCGCCCGATGCGTTCGGGCGTCTCCGCGATGGCGCCGGCCAGGCTGTCGAGGTGATCGTCCGGCTGCTCGGTGATGCCCGGGTTCCAGTCGCGCATCTGCTCCCACGCCGGCCCGTCGATCACCGACGTGTGGGCCCAGAGCTGCCCGGAGTTCAGCGGCCCCTCGATGGCCTCCAGGATGCGCTTGTTCTTGTTCGTGGCCTGCGGCTCGGCCTTCACCCCGCACTGCAGCTTGGCCTGCTTCAGCGCGGTCTTCAGCCAGGCCGGCGCGAAGGCGCCCACGCCGTTGGTCTCGATCACCACGCGCGGCAGCTCGAGCTGGCGCACCACGTCGACGATCTGCAGCACCTGGCCGCCGGTGATCTGCTTGCCGCTCTCGTCGGTCTCCGCCACTTCGCCGCGCAGCTCGACCGAGCGGTGCCAGTAGCGCCGGCCCTGTTCGTCCTGCAGCACCACCGCCAGCGACGACACATCGCTCTTGAGCTTGCCGCTCGAAGGATCCCAGCGGCACGCGGCGCCGACGATCCGCGCCATGCCCAGCCACATCGCGACGCCGCCATTCGCGCGCCGCACCACCGGCTCGACGTTGTAGGCCTTGAGCTTGCTCGGGTCCAGGCGCAGCTCGGCCAGCGGCTTGGCCTCGAGCATGTACTGGCTGTCCCAGGCGTTGAGCGTGCGGGTCTCCTTGCGCCGCCGCTCGATCTCGTCACACGTGAAGCGCTCGGGCCAGGCGCAGCCCGAGCAGATGTCGATGACCACGCCCGGGGCTGAGGGGAAGACCACGAAGCCAGCCTCGAACAGGAAGTCGACGCCCTGCCGCAGCATGCGCGCGCCCTTGTGGATGCCGGCCATCACGTACAGCCCATCGGGCCCGACCGGGTGCCGGAACTCGTAGCGCGTGCGCTTGCCGGTGTCGGTGTAGCGCACCGAGTGCGCGAACAGTGGGATCTTCAGCACGGCAGCCCCCGCGGCGATGCGTTCCGGGTAGATCGAGTCGTGCGTGTGGGGCGTGCCAATGTAGGTCTTCTGGGCGCCCGGCACCGCGATGTGTGTCGACTCGCTGATGCGCTGGCGCAGCTTGAGCCGCGCTTCGGGCGTCTCGATGTTACCCGGCACCTCAATGTCGTCGAAGTCCACGTCGTCGGCCCGCGCGCCGGTGGCGTTCGAGGTCACGCCGACGGCTCGCATGCTGGCGTTGCGGGCGTCCCTCGCGCCGTTGACCCAGAACCGCTTCGCGCCTGGCTTCGACGGCAGCATGCCGCGGCACCACGGGTGATTGCGCAGCACGTTGATCGTGTCGGCGGTCAGCATCCCCGCGGTCTCGTTGTCGGCCGACCAGACGAGCGAGCGGTGCGAGCGGTTGCGCCAGAGCTTCCACGCCTTGTGCACCGCGTACAGCGTGGACTTGGCCGCCCCTCGGAAGACCATCAGCACGCGCTCGGGGGCCTGCTCCTCGGCAAGCCAGGTGCAGATCTCGACGTGCAGGTCAGGGACCGTCCAGCCCTGGATCTCGGCCCAGCGGTTGAAGAAGGCGACGAAGGAGATCGCGTCAGAGCTTGGGCTTTGCATCGCGTGCCGCCCTCACGGCGCGCGCTGCCAGCACTTCCGCCGCCGCCGCCTCGAAGCGCGCCACCTCAGCTTCGACAGGATCGGCCTCCGCGTCCGCCGGCACATCGGGCTGATCGGGCACGATGGCCCCGCCGGTCTCGACGTTGGCCATCAGCCGCTGCACCTGCATGGCCAGCGACACGGTGTTGATCGCCAGGCCGCGGCACCACTTCGCATCGCCGCGCTCGTCGCGGGTCATGTCCTTCGGCGCCTTCTCGCCCGCCACCCAGTTGCCCGGGTCGGCGTCAATCAGCGCGCGCTCGACGAGGCGATCGCGAAGGCTTTCGAGACGAGTGAGCTGGTCGGGGCGCATGGGCCCCTATTGTCCGACGGCGCGCTCGAAATCGGGAGCCCTGTCGGGCAGCGCTTCCCCCGGGGTCCACCAGTAGCCTTGCCCCCAGTCCTTCATCGAGCGCTGCTGCATGCGCGAGAGATAGCCCGGGTTCACCGCCTCCTGGGCGTTGTGCAGGAACCAGTGTTCCCAAGCGCCGCGCACCTGCCACAGGCTGACGTAGGGCATCTGCGAGTTGACCCAGCGCAGCGCCTCGGCCGCGATGTGTGTCTCCTTGCCCTTGGCCGCCTCCCATGCATTGACCACGCCGAGGTCGCCCACGAGGCCCGCTGCCGCACCAGCTGCCGGCCCGAGGATGGCGCCCACGCCCTGCTCGACGTTGCTGCCGCGCTGCTCGGTCGGATCCTTGAACAGCAGGTCGCCCACGTAGCCAGCGCCGCCGCCCTGGGCCATGGCGCGCATCCAGAACTTGCCCTCGGTCATGTCGTAGGGATCCTTGCCCTGCACCAGCGCCTTGTTCTGCATCACGAGCGCGCCGATCATCATCAGCGTCACGTTGATGGCGGCCAGCACCGCCACGCGATTGACCGCGGCTCCGGTGCTGCTGGTGGCCCCGTAGCCCATAGGCGCGCCCTCAAGGCCCTGCGGCGTCTCGAACACGCGGCGCCAGTGCCTAGTCAGCATCGCGAGCGGGAAGCTCTTGAACTGCATGAACGAGCGCATGGCCTCGCCGCGCACCGTGCCGGCCGGCATGCCGCCGCCGGTGACGATCGCGCGCGTCGCGATGTCGGGGTTGACGCCCGCGAACTGCGCCTCGTCGGACACGAAGGCGAGCCACTTCGTCGCAGCCTGGCCTGCCAGCGGGTCGCCGGTGGCGCGGATGCTGTCCGCGGTCAGGTACTGCATGCCGTTGCGCTCGGTGGGCGCAGCGCGGCTGATTACCGCCCACTCCGCCTCGCCGATGCCCTTGCGCGACAGCAGTTGCCGGTCCCAGCCGTCGAGATCGCCCCAGGCCTTGCCCACCTTCGTCGAGAAGTTGCGCATCAGCGTGGCCGAGAACGCGGCGCGCAGCCCGTCCGTCCAGGCGGTGAGCAGCGAAAGCCGCATCACCGAATTCGTGACCTGGCCCGTGAACGAACGCGAGAAGTGGTCGCCGACCATCCGCTGCACGTCGTTGACCAAGCTCTCGGCGATGACGCCGTGCGACTGCAGGAAGGCGCGCTCATCCGCCTTGAACTGCCGCCCGACGTTCGCCAGCATCTGGAAGTACGGCAGCCGGTTGTAGTGCAGGCTCGCCGCGATGGTCGCCATGTCGCCGAACGCAGCCAGTGGCCCGGCGGTGATCTTCGCCGCGGTCTGCACGTTGCGCAGGTCCTG